GCTGTTGCACTGTTAGCAGCATTGGTAGCAGATGTAGATGCTTCACTTGCTTTAGTTGTTGCGATGGTCGCCTGAGCTACTGAGGTGTCTTTACTTGTGTCGGATGCTGTTGCGCTGTTGGCTGATGCTGTAGCTGAGGTAGCTGCGTTAGCTGCTGATGTACTTGCACCTGAAGCAGAAGAGGAAGCTGCCGTGGCACTAGTAGATGCTGCTGAAGCAGAAGTAGCTGAGTTAGCAGCTTGTTGAGTTACTTCCGTAATTGTAGCATCAGTAGTAGAGTCTCCTGTACCACCTGTGCCGCGATAGATTCCCATTCTTTATCTCCTAGTATTTCTTATTACGCTTTCTTACTACACTACCACCTTTCTTTACATCAACCTTAGAACCTCTAGCTTGCTTACGACTTACTGCTTGAGACGTAGGCATTTTTGTAATGTTAGCTGTAGGGTAAGGAGTAGTCTTAGCAGTGCTTTTAATTACACCTGTGCTTCTACCTTTAGGTTTATCAGGAGCAACGGCTTGCTTGTACATATCAGGGCCAGCTTTCTTCTTAGCTGTGCCAGCACTAGGACTGCCTTTCAAAGGAGTCTTACGTTTAACTGGAGTACGGACTTTGTTTGTATTGTCTTTCATTAACTGGTTAAGTTTATACTGTAACCTACCTATCGTTTGTACAGACTTGCCTGCTTTCTTAGCTGCGGCAATCTCTGCTTTTAATTCTCTCTTCTTTGCAAAATCGGACATGACATTTCCTTTAATAAAAGAAAGGGGAACTCCCTAGAAGTCTAAGCAGTTCCCCTTTAGAGGGCTAAATTAATAGCCTGTGTGTTTACCCAAGAAGGGCAACAGCGACTGCGGAAGTATCACGAAGTACACCAGTACCGTAGATGGTATCACTGGTGAAGAGATCAGCTAAGAACTCTTGCTTGTACTGCGTCTGTGAACGAACAGCCATTTGCTCTGCGAATACAAAGGCATCCTTATGCATGAACATACCGAGCTTGTTAGCACCGTCAACTGGGCAGTTGTTACTGATGAAGATATCTACACCATACAAGTTACCAATCTTACCGTTAACAACAGTCTGACCAGATACAAAGTCAGAAGAAGTATAACGCTCAATACCCATGATAGAGTTACGAGCAGAAGGAGGAAGGATCAAAGAACGACCATCCATAGGAACATCTGCATCATCTAGCAATTGAATTAAGTTACGGAAGCCAGCATCATTAAATGCCTGAGCCGCACCAGTGTAGTCCGTCAAAGCACCGTCAGCAGCAATCTCTTGCGCCTTAGCCCAGTTAGAACCATTACCACCATTAGCAGATTGACCTAACAAGAAGATGTCGTCTTCGACTTTCTTAGCTAAAGCATAACCAGCATCACCAGTATAGAACTTACGCATAGAAGCCTGAGCTTGAATGTCAGTAATATCTTCGATCATGCGTGAATATTCAAAGTGCTTGTTGATGCTAATAGACAACTGAGTAGCTGTCTCGTTCTGAATGGTGACAGCAGCACCAGACGCTTTAGCAGTTGCAGAGCCACGGGTAGGCTTAGGGATATGAATCGTATCACCTTTCTTACCTGACATGGGCATCTTGTTTACTAGGTTTGCAATAACCAATTCCTTCTTATAAGCAGCGATGATCTCATCACTCCAAATCTCAGGGATAAAGTTAGCAGCAGTTGTGTTATTTGTTACGCCACCTTGGGCGGGATAGACTGAAGTAGCCATTAGATATATTTCCTAAAGTATAAAGTTAACGAACTCTATTCTCTGCATATGCTTTCATGATAATATCATTGTTTGCGAGATAGCGTTCAGGTTCGTACTGCATCATATGAAGTAATTCTGTCCGTTTGAGGAACTTCTTAGTAGTCTCACCAGACCCTCTTGCTGATCCATTACTACCACTCTTAAGGGAACGCTTACGATCTCCTTCAGCAGCAGTCTTAGATTGTGCAATTAAATCCTGTTGTTCTTTCCACGTAGTAAACAGATCATCAGCAGCATCAAAGTTAAACTCTGCATCTGCTTTCTGTAACTTAGTAGTCCGAGCCTGAGACTTACCAACCCACTCTTGGAAGCCAGTATCATTTACTATATCCATCGCATCTGGATGGGTTGCAAAGATCCTGTCACGGGATTCCATTCGTGCTAGCTTTTGGGTAGCTTCTTGTGCTGCCTTTAGTGCTGGATGGTTTGCTAATTTCTTATCAAAGGTAGCATTAGGATTTTCTAAAAAATCTAAATCACTATATGATTCCTCTACGGTTTCTTTAGTGGCTGACTTATTTACAATATAATCATCTACCAGCTTTCTCAATTCACCTACTTCGTTACCCTGACGACCTGCCATCTTCTCGGCTTCTTGGTGCATCCGAACTAACTCAGCAGCAGACTTACCCCTATACTTATCAGGAATTTCATCATCATCCTCAGTTTGTTCTACAGGTGCAGAAGCTGATTCGATTGATTCCGTTAGGGATTGGTACTCTTCACCATCATCTAATTGAGGATCTTGGTTGCCATCTAAAAATTCTGCCATTTGTTGCTCCGTACTTTATAGTATTATGGAATTATATTTAATGAGGTTACTTCAGTAAGAAGGCTCATGAGGTACTGCGTTCTATCTCAATCTGTTTTTGGCGTTGCTTTGCCCATTTGATTGTAGCCCCTGCAAAGTCTCCTGAGTGGGGATCTAACTTACTAATAGGTGCAGCTAGTTGTCGATGAGATAGACTGTCACACTTGGAGCATACACTTTCCCGACTATCGGAATGCATGAACTTCTCTTCAGTGTAACTACATTCACTACATGTGAAATCATAAACGCGAATCATTTACGAAATCCTCATAAGAGTTTTTAATATTATCTTCAAACCTTAATAGCTTTCCAATAATATCTAATTGCCCTTGGCGGTAGTGTAATTCTTTTTCAGTCTTACAAGTGACTAGATCACGGAGAGCTTCCTCCGAATCTGTGAAGTCTTCAAGTAAATACTTCCAGCCCTCTAGTTGGAATATATCAATCAATGATTCATAATATCTTTCTAGTTCTGGATTTGTTTCTGTTGACATGGCGTTTTTCCTATGGTAGGACGCTTAATAATATTTGGACTATAGCATACAAAGTACGATAAGTCAAGAGTTATTTTAGTTATCTTTCATTTGACGATTAACAATTGCTTCCTTACTTTCGATCTCTCGTTCTTTTAATACTAACTCTGCTACCTTGGCACGTTGAAGAAACTCTTTCTCATCTGCGTCACCATCATTAATATTAGTAGTAAGAACTTTCAAACGATCAGTCTCAGCCTCCATTGGAAGTAGCTCAGTCTCAAGTTGTACCTTAGCTGCCCTTGCTTGTGACTCTAAAGCCTGTGCTTCTAACGTGGCAATGTATGCCTGCTTCTGTTTAATGTCAATCTCTTGTGCCGCCTGTACCATTGGATCTGGTGTACTGGCTTCTGATAACTTAGTGATTAGAGTCTCACGGTTAGCAAGGTTCATGTTATCAACAACAGACTTAACCAACTCAGGATACATTGGTGTATCAGGAGACATTGTTTGTAGTAGTTGTACTAGCTGAGAAACCTCATACTCACGGGCAATAACACCTAGAGAACTAGAAGGTACGAACTTAAAGTCACCTGTTGGGAACTTATCAGGGTGGTACTGCATGTAACGCCACGCACTCTGCTGTACAAACGGAATGAGGAAGCACTCTTGGAAGTTAATCAAGGTACGCTTATGACGCTTGATGATAGCACCTAGGCCCATAGACACTGCACCAGCAGCAGCTTGACCATTAACTACACCAGCCATACCTACACTATCTACAGCACCAGTGGCGTTCTGTACCATGCGTTGTAGATGATCTGCTTGGCTAAAGGTAATGTTATCCACGTTACCGAAGTGCATAGGCTTAAGGATCTCATCAGGGTTGCCATTCGTGAGAATAGTTTTTCCTGGCCTTACTTCCATCTTAGCACCACGGGGCATACGAGAAGCGTCCATTGCCATCATCGGATGTACGGTAAGAGCTAATGCATCTATACGAGCGCGTAGTTCTGTGTCTAATGCTTTCTGACTGTTGTAACCTTTCTCACAAACACCACGGCCCCAAAAGCGACTAGGTACTACATCCCATGGGAATGCAACAACAGGACGATCCTGCATCATGTAAGGGTTTTCTTCTAGCTTAAGGATGTTTGCACCGTTAGCTATAACTGCAACTACCTCAACATATAGAGAACCATTCTCTGTCATTGTTTCAGACAAAGAAATCTCTTCTTCATCCTCATTATATAGGTAGGCTTCTAACATTGACCGAGGGATAAGTCCATAATACTTAGTTAAACGTACACGATCTTCATCATAATCTTCAATATCATCTTGTGCTTCTAGGAATGAATGGGTACTACTAGCAGATATGTCTACATCCTCGTACACACCCTCTTCAATTAACTGCTCTACTTGGTGTAGGGGAACATACTCATCAATCGCTACACCTAATGCCTCGTCAATAGAGGAAGCTGTAGGGTCTATCAGGAAGTTCTGAGGTAGTACAGGGCGTACAGTACAAGAGACTTCTTTAGTCTCTATAACGCCAAAGGTAGCTACTTGTCCATCCATAGCTGGCTGTGTAGTAGGGACTCTGCGTGTCTTTTCTTGTACAACAATCTCACCAATGCCTGTGCCGAACACAGCAGAGTTTACAATACACTCAGAGATAGCCTGACGAGTCTTGTTAAGTGAATACTCTTCTGTTAATTGCTTACGAAGGTACTCAACATCACCACGTTCTTGATCATCTACATCATCTCGGATGTCAAAGAACTGTCCACGACCAAATGTAGCCTCTTCCACTTCAGCTACACTGCTTTCAACAGCTTGCTGTAGGGCTGGACTGATTAAACGGGAGCGTTCACTCTTCCGTAAGGAGTCATCACCTGACCAGATACCACGCCATAGGCGATTGTACTCATCAAATCGTTGCTCATAGTTAGACTCGAAGTGATCACGCCATGCATCACATTTTTCCATGATCCAATTTTCGGCTGTCTCTTCAAGTAATACTTCGTTTTCATCTGACATAATTAATATCCTGCGATAGCATCCATAAATTCATATTCATCTTCTTCGTAGTCATAGGCGTAGCTGATCTTAGCTAACTGATCAATATATGCTAACGAATCTATTAAATCATCGTGTACTAAGTGATTAGGAAACTGGAATAGCTGGTCTAAAAACTCTGTATTCCACTTACCTTCGTTTAAGGTTATCTGTCCATGCTCAAATCTGCCTTGTAAGGCCCATATGATACGATCAGTCTTCCGTTTATTACCATGAGTCAACTCTTCTACTCTAAAAAAGAACTGCTCTTGCTTCATTCTGTCTGTTAGGTAAGGGTGAACTGCATTCTTCAATGCTCCTTTCTCTACACCAATAGCAATAGGCTGGTAATCTCGTACAGCTTGGAAGATTTTATCAGCAGTCTTCTTAACATCCCAACGACCATAGATAATATTATCAACCCACCAACCATCAGGCCCAGCTTTGACAACAGATATAGCCGTAGTGTCTAATTTCTTTTGTTTAGATGTAGTGGCTTTCTCTATGTCAGCAAAACCTGCGAGGTCAACAGAGATATAGTAGTCACCATCTTCTGGTTCCTCTACGTCAAAAGCAATCCAGTCTTCACTGAATATTGCTCCCCCTGCTGCCTCAAAGGATGCCAGAAATTCCTGACGAAATGCAAAAGAAGACATGCTACCTTTAGCTGCTTCAATCTCTTCGGGGTCTAGTAAGTTATTATCATAAGACGTAAAGTGCCAACTCTTAAAAGTAGGATCATCTCCTTGCCCGTGGCGGTATAAATCATAAAAATGGTTACGACCCATAGGAGTCCCTATGAATATAGCACCACCCTTTTGGTCAGCTAGTGCTGGTCGTAGTATTTGTTCCCATACCTCTGGCTTCATGTCAGCATACTCGTCCATAACGAGAAACTTCAAGCTAACACCACGCATAGTCTCTGGTCTGTCAGCACCCTTAAGTGCAATCGTAGTACCATTGACTAGCTTAATCTGTAAGTTGTTTATATGGCTGCTCTTGATAACACTGTGGCCTAACTCCATAAGAGTCTCCCACATAATATCACGGGCCTGTCCCTGAGTAGGGGCAACATAAAACACATGTCCCTTAGTTGCCTGTAAGCCCTCTATGATCAAGGCCCACGCTGCCAACCTACTCTTACCACAACGTCTACCTGCTGCAACTACCTTGAATCGGACAGGATCACTGTAGACTTCTTGCTGCCAATCAAGTAATTCAACTTTAAGATCAGACAT